TGTTTTAATAATCACATATATTCTCATCATCTATACATAACGCCCCGGGCCTCCCGCCAACCGGTCCCATGGTCATCGACCCGGAGCCAACGGGTTCAAATACCTGTCCCTCTCATGCAATATAAGTTGGCTTTCCACTAACCTCTTGTATCTCCCGCTTAAACCTCTCGCTGTCGCTGTTGCCGTTTGACATATGCCCTCGCCATCTTCATCACGGAATCCGTAACTTTCAATTACGCATCTGATCTTCGCCTTAAAACAGCAAGTCTTGCAGCACTTATGGGTAGTCCTCAACCGTTTATCTTTGAATTTCATGGTCTTACTTATCCTTTCTAAAGGCTTCAAGAACTTTTTGTTTAATATTTATCCAATCATCAACATCTTCTTTTGTATTCATTTCAGGCCAGTGACCCGGGACAACTCTAAATCCGCTTTTTTTATATTGCTCTATGAAATATTCTTCAATCTCTGGATTAATTTTATATATCATCTTATTTTCCCTCCTTAGCTTTTTATCCCTCCCCTTTCATCAGAAAGGTATGTCCGATTCGTCTAACTCGGCAAAATCTTCCACTTGCTCAAACCCCTCCGGTATCTCGCCCTCAAACTCGCTTATAAATAGCTGCCATACTGCTTTACCCTCTTTGTTCATGTAAAACGTCAGCCATCCGTTTTGTATGTCTATCATCGTTCCGTCCGGTATATCAATGCCTTTTTTGAACTGAAGATTGATATATGCGTTTTCCCATGTTCCGTCCTGCTTTTTCTTGCCTATACTGGTGGAATATAACGCTCTGCCCTCGTAGTCCTTTCGGAATACCTTTGTCGTGCCTGTTATTTGTGTTTTAATCATTATTTCCTCCTTAAAGTGGTACATATTCTTTATAAAACTCTATCCAATCATCAAAGCGCATAGTTACTAGCCAATCCTCGTTGTTTTTTCGGTGGAATACTGCCGGAATATCTCCGCCTTTTGCATCGCCTATCGCTTGGCTCATGGCGTTACTTATGTTTAGTTTTTCAACTCGCTTAACTTCGATATGTATTCCTGGTAAACCTACAACGTCAGCGTCACCGTTTGCACCGCAGAATTGTTGCCCTCTCCGGCAGTCATAGCCATGTTCCCTTAGCTTTTTAGCAAGTTCTCTCTCGCCTCGGTTCCCTTTTTGTTTTGCGTTCATACTTCTCCTTTCATATCCCTAACTTGTTAGCGACTATACGGATAATCTGCTCGTACTGTTTATGGTTAAGAGATAACGCTTGTATCTCATTTTTGATTTGCTCGTAAATTATGTACTTATTCATTTTTCACCTCCCGGAAAACAAATTTCTTATTCATATACATAACAGATATGTGTTGATCTCTTGCACCGTTCCTCTGCTTGCGGATAATAATTTTCATCGGTGTATGCTCATATATCGGCTCGCCGTCTTGGTGTATCATGATTACGTTGTCAGCATCTTCCTCTATGCTTCCGCTTTCTTTTATGTCTGCTAGTGTCGGCTCCCTGTTCTGTCCATCTCGATTTATCTGTGCTAGTAAAACAATCGGGACATTCAGCTCCATCGACATTGCTTTTAATGTATTTGTCATGTATGTAAATTGCGCCCTGATTGAATCAAACCTTTTATTTTCCCTTAGTTGGCTTAATTGGTCGATAAATACTATTGACGGCTTATAGTGTTCTATATGGTGCTTTATTTCGCTTAATTTTGATACGTCCTCTATTACGCATAAATTTTTATTCATTACCGATTCGTAAAGCGCCATAAATTCTTTTAATAACGATTTGTCCTCGTCTGTTAGCTTGCTCGGTGTTTTTAACTTTTCGTGCTGTATGGCTGTTTCTCTACACACTAGCCTTTCCATGAGCTGTGATGCTGCCATTTCTAGCGGGAAAAATAATACTTTATGGTCTTTAAGTGCAATATTGAAAGCGACTTGTAATGCTAATGCAGTCTTTCCGATGCCGGGTCTAGCAGCGATTACCGTTAGTTCTTTGTTTCGTAATCCACCGGTAACATAATCCAACTTAGGTATTCCATACATCAAAGGCTGTGACTTGATGCGTTCTTTTATCTCTTTTATGTAAGAATCGGTAAGGCTTGACGGTGCTTTTATCCTTCTAATACTTAAAGTGTCCAACTCGGCATACACTTTTTCTAATTGTTCCTTGATGTTGTCCGGTCGTTGCGCTATGTCCTGAATCATGGTCTTTATTTTATATTCTTTCATTTGCCGGTAAGCACCCTCATACATTGACGGCATATATTCAGCCACCAACTTTGCTATTTCCAGCGCTTTTGTGTTTGCTTTTTTAGCGACTGACATAATGTTTATGTCTTTTAATTCCTTTAAGGCGTTAAATATCTCCGGGTATATATTGAAATATTCAAATTCTTTTATGTGTTCTTGGTTATATCCTGCTATCCATGCGCCTAATAGCTGTCGTTCGCTGTCTACCACTCTATTTCCACCTCCTTTAATGTGGATTTTGTTTGCTCATAATTAGCATCTAAATAATCAACATAACCCGAATTAAAGAATGTACTGCCATGCTGTATATACTGCTTGTCCTTGCCCTCGTTTTCTTTCTTATAGCGGTTAATGGCTCTTGTCATTTCCTCTAAGCCGATAGCGTGTAGTTTCTTCTTTTGCGTTAGGCTAACTTTTGCTTTACCTTTTTTCACTGGGTACATACTCCATATTTGCTCATAGAAATGGTCGTATATATTCTTTACATTCTTTACATTCTTGTTTGTGTTCATTTGTTGTTCATTTGTTGTTCGTTTGTTGTTCATTTGTTGTTCATTTTCATGTTCTACGGTCTGGTATAATACCCAATTTGCAATGGTTACAACGGTAAATTTGTTGTTACGATTCGTACACACTAAACCCTCATTTTCAATTACGCTCAAATATTTGTAAACCGTGCTAGGATTCATACTTAATTCGGTCGCTGCTTTGTTTCTGCCAAATATAAATTGTCCTTCTTTTAGTTCCACTTCCTGCAATCCGACTCTTGTGTTGTGATCACAATGAGAGGCTTTTAATAGACACCATATCCAGAATTTCAATAGATTTGGATTTTGAAAAATGGAACTGTATAATAGCTTTCTATGTAATTTTATCCACCCATTTATTTGTTCCACTCTCCTTTCAGCCGTTCGATTTCCATTGGTGTAAGTGTTTCAATTCCTTGCGCCTTACAATCCTCTACCGCCAAATCAATCAACCTCGCCATTTGATCGCTCGTATATGTACTGGAACCGTAGTAAGCCATTATGTTGGTGTAACCTTTTAGCTTTGACTCGCCGATTATGTTCGTTAGCCAACCGATACCATTTTTCCCCCATGCTTGTGTAAACTTCTCAACTGCATCATTCCGTATCGGCAGTATCTCGTAGTTATCGCCGATATCTTTTATGTGCTGGTGGTATATCTCGATATTCGGGAGTCCTAGCTTAGCGGATAGTTTTCCGGCCAAAGTCCAATAGTAGGCGTTAGCATCATTACTGCGTTTCTTCTTATAAGGCTCTATTTTGACGATATAAGGCTTGTCCTCTTGGGATAGTATAAACTCTTGTACGGTGTTTCTATCAGGATGCCGAATCATAATCCAGCAACCTTCAGCGTTCATGACCCATTTGAATTTAGTTGTTTGAAATTCCATCAATATTCAACCGCCTCTTGACGAGTGATGTAAAAATGTATTCCAGAAGCGCATTCATTCCATCTGTTTTCATCAAAACTATTAACCGATACAATTTCGCCAACTTTATATACAAAATTATTGTCGTAAAACGATTTCGCATGAGTAAAATCAGTTATAATTCCTGTAATATCGGATATTTCTAATACTAAAGCCTTATCGCATCTACATTTTCTACCTGTTGCACTAGAACGCTTTGCATCATCGGGTATTTGTAATTTAACAATTACATCTTGGTTATTAAAACGAGCTTTTTTAAATGCTATAAATGTTCCTTCTTCTGGACATGCACTAGCTACTCCCACAGCACTCCATAGGTTGGCATCCTGTAGGTTGGCACCCTGTAGGTTGGCACCCCGTAGGTCGGCATACTGTAGGTTGGCACTCCATAGGTTGGCACCCTGTAGGTTGGCACCCTGTAGGTCGGCACGCCGTAGGTAGACATGCCGTAGGTCGGCATCCTTTAGGTTGGCATCCTTTAGGTTGGCACTCCATAGGTTGGCACCCTGTAGGTTGGCACCCCGTAGGTCGGCATACTGTAGGTTGGCACTCCATAGGTTGGCACCCTGTAGGTTGGCACCCCG